TGGCAGACAGCCATGTAGGCGGCTTCGACCGACTTCGTGTTGAAGTCGGGGTTGGACGCCACGACCTGCGTGATTTTCTTGGCGTTCTGGCGGTTCAGGCCAGTCGTCACGCGCCGCTGATCGGCGAGGGAGATCGCCGCCACGACGTTGCCACGGCCCGCCACGCTGTTCGCGTACCAGACGTTGGTGCCGGCCTTGAGCACGTTGAAGCGCAGGGTCTCGACCGTGACCGCCGCCTGCTCGCCGAGGATCTCGGTGGCCTGCTGGAGGACCGGGTCGGTGTGGGTGTCCTCGATCACGTCGGTGATCGTGATGAAGTCGCCGTACTGCTTCAGCTGGACCGTGTAGTCCTGATTGGCGAGCATCGAGCCAGCCGGCGTCACGCCTTCGACCAGCGGCGTGGTCGCGAGCGGGATGTAGAAGGCGTCGCCGCCCACGGCATCCGGGCCAGCCGCGCCGGTCGTGCCCTGCATGAAGTAGCGGCGGAACTTGGCGGTCTGCGTGGAGTTGGTCGGCAGCGGGTAGGTCTGGCCGAACTTCTCCAGATGAAGGTAGGGCATCGCGCGCTTGAGCATGCGGACCACCGAATAGGCGGCCACTGCGGGCGAGATGTCACCGTAGGACGTAACTGCGGACATTGTCGTGGCTCCTCAGCCGTTATTTTCAGGTTCGCCGACTAGGTCCAACCAAATCACCGCTTGTTTGGTGATCGGCAGCAGCTCAGCACTTGCCTTCGGGAATATACTCAGCACTCACAAAGGTGCAAACTCTTTGTGTGTCTCTAGGGCCAGTCTCTTGTACGCTGCCTCGGCAAGCGACGCACTTGCGTACAGCCCGTGATATTCTCCACCGAAATCCACGCGCCACCTTCTCCCACAACGACTTACACCCCTGATGCCGGTCACGCTGTTTCTCTGAGCCACGCGGTTCTGCTGGTTCTGGTGGTGAGATGCACCACGAAGATTGTCCCATCTGTTATCTGAGCGTAGTCGGTTTTTATGATCGACTTGCTTTGCAGGCCATTGGCCGGTCATCCACAAGACAGCTAGTCGATGCGCCCAATATTTTCGCCCAAACAGCTTGATGCGTATGTAGCCTGAAGCCTCTCGCGAACCTGCAACAACTCCGGCGTATTTTTTCCCCGGAGGGCTCTTTCGCCATCGGAAAACACCTGTGGCTGGATCATAGTCCAGCCACTCTCTCAAAACAGCGGCTGAGATCATGCTTCCTTTGCCGCCTCCGCGAACGCGCCGTCGAAGTCATCCTTCGAGGGGGCTTGCACAGGGGCTGAACGCTTGGTGCTGACAGGAGCCAGTCGCGCCGCCGCTTGTTTGGCGGGTGCCGGCAGCTCAGAACCTACTGCGGGCTGCGCTCCGGGGGTGACGTTCTCCTTGGTGACACCCGTTGCAGCCCGGAAACGATCGACCAAGTCCTTGACTTCTGCGACCGTCCCTTGCTGCATAACATGCACATAAGCCGCCTGCAAGTAGGCCGGCTGAGTTTTCACCCAGTCAGCCACATCGTTGACCAGCTTCTCGTCGTAGTTCTCGACGGTCGACTGGAGATCCGCCAGCTGCGTGCGATCGAGCAGCGTGCGCTGACCCTCGTACAGGGGCGCGAGCATCTGCACGACCTGCGTGAAGATGTGCTGCGTGAGCAGCTTGTACTCGCGACCGCGCTTGATGGCCTCGGCGCGGGCGACATCCGGCCATTCCTTCTCGTAGTCGGTGACGGTGGCCGCCTCCTCCTCGGAATAGTCGAACGTCTGGGCCTGCGGCTGGGGCTGCTGGGCCTGCGGCTGGGGCTGCTTGAGCAGGCGGCCGAGACGACGCACCAGCTCGTCGTCGCCGATGTCGTCCTGACGCGGCTGCGGCGTGGTTTTCTTCGCGGCCTCGGCAGCGGCGGCTGCTTCGGCAGCGGCAACCTCGGCTTCGCGCTGCTGCGTTTCGTCCAGCGGCAGCTCGTCGCCTGTATCCTCGGCCGCGATCTCGGCAGCAGGCGCTTCCGCCAGCTTCGGCGCGGGCTTTTTCGCGGCTTCCGCCACGGCAGCTGCGGCCTCGATCGGCTTCGATGTGAGGTCGGCCGGCGGGGCGTTGTCGCCGAGCGTGTTCAACGCGCTGAACACCGCTGCGAACTCGTCCTCGGGCTTCGGCACTTCGGCAGCCGGGGTCTGGGCTGCTGGGGTCTGCTGATCCGCCGGCTTCGGCGCGGTCTGCTGGGTCTGGGTCGTCTGGGTGTTTTCGCCGGCCATTTCTTACTCCTTCGGGATCTGCGCAGGCTCGCGCAGCAGTTCGTTCAAGAGCAGCTTGTAAGCTTGAGCGCGCCCTTGAAGTTGGGGTGTCGTGTCAGACTTGCTGTCCACCAGCTGGTCCTGCGTTTCCTTGAGCCGCATTCGGATCAACTCCGTCAAGTCCTGCAGCTCCTGCGTCATTCGCGCCCGGAACAGCCGCTGCCGGATCTCCAGCTCCTTGCTCTTGTCCACCGCCATGCTGCAGACCCTTCTCCAATAGATCCAGCGCGGCCTTCACCGTCGCCGCGTCCGCAGCAGCCGAGTTCTTCTGGCCCTGCGAGATGTTCTTGAACGCGTCGGATAGCACCTTGCGAAGCTCGGCCTCCGCCATGTCCTGCATCCGCTTCGCATCGGCAGCCGCCGATTGGTCGCGCATTTTCTTCCGACGTTCGGCTTCCTCCTCGGTCACGAGCAGGTCGCCCAGATCACGAACTGTGAACCGCGCCGTCGCCAGCTTGCGATCGTCAACGTGCAGCTTTTCCTCGTCCGTCAGCGTGGTGGCCAACTGGTCGATCTGCATGCCACGGATTTCCTTGGCGATCAAGCTGGTTGCACCGCGCGCGATGACGTTGAAGTCGCCTTCCCAGTCGCTGCTCGGGTTGAGTGCGCGGTTGAACTGCACGAGCGCCTGAATGAGGCTCATTGTGAACGCGTCGAACGAGCGCACGATGTCCTTGAAGGGCAGCGCCGCGTCGCCGCGCAGCATGCTCGCGCCGGCCGCCGTCCGCATGGGCTCGCTCGGGGCCTTCGACATGTCGCCGCCCGTCGCCGGGCCGACGAAGGTCTCCGCGTCCGCGAACTGCTGGAACAGCGCGATGCCCTGTTCCAACTCCTTCAGGTGGCTGTCGATCTGCACATTGCGCACCGCCGGATACTGGGCAGTCAGCGGATCGGCGTCGTCGCGATACCACACCTTGTAGGCGGTCACGCTCGACAGATCCTGATCAGGCCGCAGCAGCTGCGTGTTGATCTCGATGTTCGGGCCGCACACGACCGACGCGTTGTCGAGGTACATGCGCGAGAGCGCCGCGACCGACATCTGGCTGTCGCGCATGATGTTCGGCAGGCCCTGCCCGAGCGGACTGGTGTCGTCCTCGTCGAACAGGAACGTGTGCACGGTTTTCACATCCACGCCCAGCTCGGCCCAAGGGTTCAGATCGGCCTTGATCACGTTGCCGTCAATCAGCCACACCTCGGCGTCCATGTCGTCGGCGAGCTTGTCGTCCGCCACTTCGACGCCCACGTCGCGCAGGAACTGGCCGGACACCTTGCCGTGCCACGAGATCACCTCGTACTTCGATGTCTCGGCCTTCATCTCGTTGACGTTGACCTTCACGCCCATGGCGCGCAGCTCGATCTCGAACTCGCGGGCCTTGTAGTTGCCCATGGACTTGTCGCGCAGGTACTTCTTGATCTGGTCCGCGAAGAAATCCGGCCGGTCGGCGAGGGCGCGCACCTGAGCGCGCGACATCACCTGCCGCACGAAATAGCCGTCCATAGAGGCCAGCGTCTTGGCGCTCATGTCCGGGTAGAAATCCCACACCGGCAGGAACTCGAACTGGGGTTTGTAGATCGTCTTGGTCGTCGGGACCGGGACGCCCTGCGCCTTGTCGAAGCTCCAGCTGGTTTTCTTCGCCTCGCGCGCGAACGGCCCGCGCAGCACGCCGGGGCCGTACAGGATGCCGGAGAACACCGCCCGGCGGTTGAGCTGGACGTAGTCGAGCGTCTGGTCGCCGCCGACTTCCTGCAACTGGTCGTCGATCAATGTGGCGAGCTTCTCAGCCCGCTCGTCGGCAAGCTGCTGCATTGCCGCCATGGCGTATTCAAGATCGACCTGCGGCTGCAGCCCGGCGTCGGCATCGCGCTTTACTGCCTTGGCGATCGCCTGCTTCACATCGGCCGGCTTCATGTCCGGCGAGGGAGATGACTTCAGCTCCCAGTTCTTCTCGTTGCCCGGGAACATCAGGTCCATCAGGCGCGACAGCACGCTGATGCACTTCGTCCGGGTGATCTTGGGATAGGCCAGCGAGCGGTTCGTGCCGATCGACTTCTCGGTCTCCGGGTCATAGATGCCGAGATACTGGCGCTGGTTGCGCAGCCAGCGCAGCTCGGCGATGCGCCGGTCGGCGCGGTACTGGTCGAACAGGCTATTGAGCCGCTCCCCGAGACGCTTCAGGCCGTCCTGCGTGATGCGCCGCACCGGAGCGTCGGCGCTCTTGACGTCGACGGCCGGCGGCTTGAGTTCCGCGTTGACGGGAGCTGGCAGGGTCATCGCCGATCACTTTTCAGCGGGAGTGAAGTCCACGTAGAATTTGTCGCCGACCTTGAAACCGCCGAACAGGGCAGGATTGGCGATGTTGATGGTGAGGTTCGCACCGGGCGAAAACTTCGCGAAAGTGTTGTCCTCGTCGAGCCCGGTCTCGTCGTACTGGTTCTTGCAGACACCGTGCATGGTGAGCGTCTCCTGCGACTTCGCGCCGCCCGGGCCGTAGAAGTGCTCCTGCACCATCCCAACCTGCAACTTGGCTCGCATCTTGGTCATTTTTGGTTCCTCACCGCACGTGATATGGCGCACCGAACTGGCGCGGTGGGCGGAAACTACCTGAAGCGCCCGAATATCGCAACTCACGTTGCGACCGGCGGTGGAAGAAGCGGCACAGGTAGCCGAACGCGTCGCCGGGGTGGGTGTACTGGTTGTCCTCAGGCGTCGGCTTGGCCAGACCGTCGTGCTTCTTGGCTTTCTCGAACCGCCAACCACCAATCAGCGCGCGGATC